CCAAGGATCAAACTCTTCTGCAAAATGTGCACCTACAGTCCATGTGTAATCAGCAATTTTGACTGGTCTCTCAAAGAAACTTTGAAGACTAGCATCTTGAAAATTCTCATAATGCATTGTTGGGTCTTGTTGGGATTCTACTCCTATCGTATGGACAGGTTCTTCATCAAGGAATCCCAAAACTTGATGTTTTTCTTGGACGTCAAACGTTACATTTCTCTCTTGGTAATTGTTTGCTCCAATATTCACTTCATCTTGAGTGATTGTGTCGTCTGTTTTGGTCGACGACTGACCATTATTATTATTTGTTGTGGCAAGTAAAATTAAAGTTTTATGCAGACTTAAGGCACAGGTTACTCAATCTGTGCTAGGTCTCCCCTTTCGGGATTGGGGAGGCAATATCCTATATTTTGAATGGCGAACATTGACTAATAGAAATTAAATAATTTCTCCATTGTTATATCTTTTGCATTGCGAACAATACCCTCTATCTGTTCTCTTAAAAACAAGTTCAAAAGATACCCGCGCTATGATTCCCTTGGGCTCAAGCCGATTGCGCAATCGGCGAATACACCGCACTATTTGTAGATGAATTTCTCCATCTCCAAATAATTTGGTGTTTGTATGTGAACATAGTTATCCAACCTTAAAGATTTGACAACTTTTGCCACAAATTTTGTTGTTGTTTTATATGACTTAGCGCCATATTGAAATTTTTCTCGTAACATATTATCTAATACTGCTTTTGCATGATCAGTATCCGAAACAGTATTTGCATCCACTCTATAGCAAATACTTTTAATTATAGAAGCTTCTTCAATAGGACACAAATATCTACTTTGTGCAGAGTCCCATACCCATTTTCTTTTCAAAAAAGAACAATCAGAGAATGCAACAAAAGGAACAACTTTTGCTTCTTTATCAGCCATAGTATATATAATACCTAGATTTTTAAAAGCTTTTGTTATATTGACTTGATTAAAGAAATGAGAAACTGTTGGTGAGACAGAAGCTATATTGTCATCTCCATATGTTAAAAGTTTAACAAATGTCTTGAAAGTGCTAACATCTCCTCCAAGTTTTTC